CAGCATAACCTTGAATACCATCATAGCCTTGAATACCTTGCACGCCCTGTGCGGCTTGAGGACCTTGAATGCCCTGTACACCTTGAACGCCTTGAATACCTTGTACACCCTGTGCGGCCTGAGGACCCTGTGTACCTTGCATTCCTTGGAAGCCCAAATCACCCTGTACACCTTGAATTCCTTGCGGGCCTTGATGACCTTGGAAACCTCTATAACCGCGAGATCCCTGAATACCCTCTTGACCAAGCGTACCCTGTAGACCCTGAATTCCTTGGTTACCTTGGAAACCCTGTACACCACGGAAGGAACTAATATTAATCCAATTCGTACCGTCCCAAATCCAAAGCTCATCGTCGGCTTCGTCAATAACACCGTCACCAATGTTTGGTGTAGGGAATGCGGCAGTGAGTGTGGCTTGAGGATCGCCTCCGGCGTCTACATCAGGTACTGATCCAATAATTGTGAAGCCTGGACCATAGTCACCTTGTAAACCCTGAACACCTTGGGATCCTTGAAATCCCGTAGTACCTTGCGGACCAGCACCAACGTCGACCCATTGCGTTCCATCTGAAAGTTTGATCGTCCCATTTTCTGCATAGACAATCGCACCTTCAAAAGGAGCCGGGTCCAATTGAATAGGAAATTCCTGTGGTATACCCTGTCCAAGTGTAATCGTCTTGGACCCGATAGATCTAAATCTAGTCGACATCGTACTCTTCCGCCTGACCTAATGTGAATGATAAAGTAGCGTCAAGTGATAAATCTGCGCCAGCCTTAGCTTCTAAAGTATCCCCAGAAGCAAAGAACTGACCATTAAGCGGGATCGGAATAGTATCATAGGCTGGTACTCTTAAGTTTCTTACTAAATAAAATTCTAAATTTTCTACGAAACGATATGCTTTCACATCGAGTGTTACAGTGTTTGCAGTTTTGTTAGAAACAATCAAAGGAGAAATAACTTCTCCAATGCCCGGCTCAATCGTAGTTGAACCACCGAACACAAGTTCTGGTACTTCAAATTTCGGAACATTAATTAGTTCTTGCCAGTTCGTAGACAATTCTAAGTTTTTTCCAACGGGCAACGCATCAGGGGCCTGAGTCGTTACAATAACTGTAATCCCCGTATTAGCTTCAGTGTAACTTGTGTATGACATGTCTTTATTTATCCTTTAAATGCTAGCTCTACTATTAGAAGCTCGTCTTGCAAGTTTTCTTACTGATGAAGTAAATGGTCGACCCTCGATTCTTCCTGTTCTACCATTAATTCTCAAACCTCGTGCAAAGTATTGGTTATTCAATTCATCGGCACCAGACCATCTTACCCTACCACCGTCTTCACTGAGTACCGAGGCCAACGCTGAAATTGGAAGACCAAGGTTTCTAAAGTTAAGTGGCAATGCGTTTCTGTTAACACCTGCCGATGCACCATTAAACTGGTGAGCAATCGATTCAACAAGAGATCCGAACACAAGCGTTTCAGGTCTCATTACGTTGTCAATCAATCCCCAGTTAATCAGGGCTTTGACCATATCTCTATGATCATTATCTGGTGCAAGAGTAACGAGATAATCTCTCATCTTCGCCCAAGCTTGTACAAACGAGTTCAACAAATCAACATTGTTTGGACCATCGTTTATCCATGTTGCACCATTCCAATAATATACATCCCCTGCGTAGTTACCTCTTACGTCTCCGGTAAATACTCCTGAAGTGTTGGCCATCGCATTATTTATGTCAGTAGCAACAATATATGCGTGGTTCTTCTTCACTGCAAGATCACCTGTTCTACTTTGAATCTCAGCCAATGCAGTCGTGTTATTTGAAACACTACCCATGTACTTCAGTCCAGTTGTTGTAGGATTAAAGACTGGGAATACATGCTGTCCATCAAAGTCAAAGAGCGCGGCAGTATAAGCTCGAGTTCTTTGTCTGTCCCCGTTATTCTGGTAATTATCACTAAGTGGTGGACCAGCCGGGTTAACGGTGCTAAAGTCTTGTCTAATTGCCTTCAGTAAGTTGAGACCATCTCTTCTCGTTAGATTAATGTCGATGTACTGATAAGTAGCATTGACAAATCTCACTGTATCAAAGGCGAGATCAATCTTATTGAACTCAAGTATAGAACTTACGTCTTTAACAACATCAGGTATCCAAGTATAATCAGGTTCCTCTATCGCAGGTAAGTATGTTGTATCATTATTTATCTGAGTAAGATAGAAGATATTTGCCAAATCTTCAACTTTATTTGCTTCGACTTCTGTACCCGTGCCACTCTTCACCATTTGGCCAGGATATCTGCCAAGAACGATGTCTTTACAAATGCGACCAAGATGCTGATAAGATCTTGCAGTAGGAACACGCTGATCTTCAGGAATGCGATAGATTTCGTTCCAGAAGTAGAAGTCTGCGTTCCATCTTGATGCTGTATTACCACCATAGTTAAGGTCATAACTAAATGCATCAAGGAGATAACCTGTATCTCTGCGACACTTATCTTTGTTGTAATCGAGTACATCAAACTCTCTATGCAAGAAGTGAATAAGATCTTGAGCTAATTCTTGCTTATTATCTTCGATCATCTCGGCTGTAGCAATAAGATCTGCTGCTATCCAAGATGTATCCGGCTCTTCAAGGACTGGTAGGCCATTTAGAGAATCATTTCTAATTACACTTTCAATAATTCCAGTTAAGCTTTGAGCCGAAGCACCTTCGGTTGCCGTAGCAGCAGTTCCAGCAATAACTTGTCTTGTGTCTGTATAACTCGTGTTAGCTGCTGCTACATCAATTTGCTGTACGACATCGCTCATTCGAGCGCCAAGGAAATTGTAAATGTCTGCTGTTTGTGTTCTCGTGTCAGCAGGAAGTACGCTAATTCCATTTTCGAAGTAAATGCCGGCTGCTATGCGAGTAGCATAGTTACCACCGTATTGTACGTCGTGTGAAACGGCATCGATAAGGTAACCAACGTCTCTTCTGCACTTACCTCTTGGGAAGCTCAATCCATTATAGGTTGTAGAGATGAAGCTAATTACTTGATCTGCTAAGTTTTCTGAAGCATTTTCAATCAAGTTAATAGAGTCTTTATAAACGTCTAGTATCCAATCAGTCTCTGGCATTACCATCGCAGGAATTGAAGTAGTTTCAGGTGTCGCATCATCTACTGCATTAGCGACAATCTTAACGAGATCTTCTACTCTCATACCAGTCATTGGGTTAGCAGCCACTTCAGCAAAGTCTTGAGTGCGTGTATTACCAACTGTTGGAGTAACAACCATTTCTCGAGTAATGTGATTCATTACTTTACCCAAATGCAAGAATGCTTTGTTTGCTGGCTGTCTTTGATTGAGAGGTAGACCAACGTTTACACCGTTTTGGAAGTAATTATAAGCTGCATTAACTGTAGCTGCATTACCGCCATACTGAATGTCGTGCATTACAGCATCGACGATATAACCAGTATCTCTTCTACACTTAGTCTCGTCATAAGAAAGTGTATTGAAGTATGTAGAGAGATGACCGAGTACACCATTTTGAATAGTTGGTTTCGTTGTTTCGAGTGCAGTATATGCACCTTGGAAAGCAGTCCCGTAAGAAGAAACAGTAGGCTCTTCAATTACTGGCAATCCATCGATACCATTTTCACCAATTGCTTCTGCAACAATAAGCATCAGTTGCTCTACGACTGCAGAGATACTGTTGCCGGCTGAAGCAGCCGAAGTATCTTGAGATTCTCCGTTTCCTGATGTTGGACTAACGGGATCGCCATTAGCAATCAATTCTGCTACTGAAGCAAGATGAGTAAATGCTGCTGCTGTTGGCTCTCGCTGATTTTCTGGAAGTACGCTGAGTGCATTCTCGAAGTAAAGAATCGCGTTGTTTCTTGATGCAGTGTTACCACCATGCTGAGCGTCAAATGATACTGAATCAACAAGATAACCTACGTCTCTCTCGCACTTAGCTACATCATAGCTCAGTGAAGGTCTGTTGAGAGCAATCCATGCAGTCATTTCTTTTTGCAAGAATACTTTGTTATTCTGAAGCTGTGCTCGAGCATTGATTCTTTGAGCACTCACTGCATCAGTACCGAATGACATAGTATTGGCGTTTGCGTAATCTTCTGTGCCACCCATGATATTAATGATAGTATCAAAGGCCGCATTAACTCTTTGGTTTGCAGCGTCGTCTGTTACAGCGTTAGAAGCTTGTAACTTAGCATACTCGACTGCAGAGATTGTTTCTGTTAATTGCTCATTAATAACTGCATCGGCACCTACCGTTCCAATTCGATATGCTCGACCATTGAAGTTTGCGTTGAAATTAGATCCAGTTAATACATCTCTCTTTACAGCATCAACGAGCAATCCAACATCTCGCTTACACTTATCTCCGTCGAAAGTATAGAATTCGTCATTAAGATAAGCAACGACTTCGTCGACAATAAACTCTTTATTGCGCTGGATTTGCTTACGTGCCACTGTTCTATTTGGATCTGCGACTGGCTTGACCTCTGTTGTAGTCAAGTTATCGAGATCATTATCATCAACAACACCTGAGATGACATTGAACAAATCTCTTACCGCGGCAGCTGTCGTAGAATCAGCGGCTGTATTATCAAAGTTTTGATATGGACCAGTGCTAATTGAATCAGCGTCTGCAGAAACAAATGTATGCACAGCCTGACCTGAACCACCATCTCCAACATTCATTGTAATTTCAGTAGCCGTTACTGCTGTAATTGTAACCGCCTGATCATAGTAAGGATGGTGTGCCTGGGGTGATGTATGGTTTGTAGGACCGCTACCCATATCACACTGGAACGTAAATCCATTAGGCTTGAGCCAAACTTTACCACCAACTTGGAATGAGTGTGCACCAATCGTAGCAGTAAACACTCCAGTCGCTGGATCGTATGTTGCATTAGTTGGACTATATGTTGTATACGTAGTTGCGTATGGAGTTTCTTGTACAACACTTTGGGCGACTGTAGCTAAGTGCTCAAACGCTCTCTTAGTTGGTACACGTTGCTCGATTGGTAAGATATTAGTTGCTTCTCTTAAACCAGAGACCGCGGCCAAATCGTCAAGTACTGAGAATTGACCTGTAACTGGTACACTGAGAACATTGCGTGTTCTCAATTCTTCGTAAGAAGAAGCTAATCTTTCGTCGACAGTGAAGTAGTACTTGGCTGCTTCAATTGTCGAAGCGTTGCCACCATACTCAATATCCTTAGAAACCGCATCAGTAATGAGACCAACATCCCTGAAGCACTTGTCTTTATTATATGGAAGACCATTATGGAATTCTCTCAAGTACTTAATTACACCACCCTGCAGTGATTCTGTGATGCCGTCGATCTTATTAGAAGCGTCGAGTGTTGCAGCCGTAGTGTATCCTGGCTCAATATATGTTGGCAACCAATCAAGAGTATCTTCTCGAATAACTTTAGAAACAACTTCGATAAGGTCGTGTGTTCTAATCGAGTTAATATCTCCAGCGTCTGGGTTTGTCGTATCTTGTGCTTCTGCGTTACCAGTCGTTGGTGTAACTGCTTGTGCTCTTACGATAAGAGCTACTACATTAGCAAGGTGCTCCCAAGCTTCTGCAGTTTTAATTTTTTGATCTGCAGGTAATACGCTAACACCTTCATTAAAGTAAAGTCTTGCGAAGTTAACTACACCAGCATTTGATCTATGTGCAATATCCCAAGAAAGTGCATCAATTAAATAGCCCGTATCTCTGCGGCACTTAGCAGCGTCATATGAAAGATTCGGGAAGTTTTGTGTAATGTAAGCAATAACTTCTTCTTGTAAGAATGTCTTGTTAGCTTGCAAGTGAAGTTGAGCGTTACCAGCATCTGCACCAGCAGTTGCTGTCCCGTAATTAATTGCGTTAGCTGCACCGGTTCCATTCGTGAGAATATCAATAATTTCGTTAAACGATGCATTAGAAGCTGCAAGCTCAGTGCCATCGAGTCGATTAGCTACTTCATCTCTGATGTATCCAATCGCTGCAGCAGTTTGAGTCAATTGATCAGAGATAACATAGTTGCCACTAGCTGTGCCGGCTCGATAAGCGAGGCCAGAGTAAATGGCGTTATAATTCGATCCTGTTGCAACGTCTCTTCTGACAGCTTCAAGAATAAATCCTGTATCTCTTGAACACTTATCACCATCGAATACGAAGTATTGGCTATCGAGATAGTGCATAACTTCTTCTTGCAAGAACGTTCTATTTGCTTGCAATTGCTCTCGAGCCCGTTGGCCGTGTGAGTTATATGTTGTTTTCGCTACGGCCTGGTTAATGCATCTTACAAATGTGTGTGCACCACCGCCGCCGATACCAGAGTTAACTGTAATGTCGTCGCCGGCAACGTTAGTTACTTCCATTGGTGCATTAAAGTTTGCATCACCTCTTCTTGGATATGAGTGCTCTGTAGCATTACCATCCTGAGCGCATGTAAACGTAAAGCTATAAGGTGCAAATTCAATCCAATCTCCAACAACAATGTCGTGATTTGGAATTGTAATTACACTTACACCGTTAACTGGATTATAAGTTGCAGTCGATGGAGTGTAGTACTTCAGAATGCGTGATGGGTCTGTCCAAATAGTCGGATCAGATTCAATTGCACCTACATCGGCACTTACAAATGTATGAGCACCACCAGTCGACGCACCAACATTCATCGTAATTGAAGTTGAAGTAACGGCAGTAATCCGTACTGGTGCGTTATAGAATGGGTGGTGACTTTCTGGAACAGCGTGATTCGTTGAGTTTCCATCGAGAGTACATGAGAATACAATACTCTCAGGTTTGAATTGAACGTAATCACCTTCGGCCAAGTTATGTCGACCGATCGTAGCTTCAAATACTCCAGTTGCAGGATCGTATGTTGCTGTACTTGGAGTGTAAGAGCTAATGTAAGTACCAGATTTCACACTGTCCGGATTTGCGCTTACAAATGTATGTGCAGTACCATTCTCGTATCCACCCACATTAACTGTAATCGTAGTTGATGTAGTGGAGTTAATTGTAATTGGCGTTCTATATGCAGGATGCTGTCTTTCACCTTCGATGGCATCTGCAAGAGCCGATACAAACGTATGAGTTCCGCCGCCATTTATTGCAGCACCTACATTACAAGTAATAGTTGTCGATGTGACCGCAGTCAGTGCAACTGGTTTCTTGTAGAAAGGATGATGTGATTCAGGAGTCGGATGATTTGTTGCATTGCCGTCCATGTCACAAGTAAATACAATTGACTCAGGAGCAATCTTAATATGATCACCAACTTGTAAATTGTGCGTTCCTATCGTTGCAGTAAATACTCCAGTTGTAGGATCGTAAGTAGCATTAGTCGGCGTGTACTTCGTCTTAGTAGTCGTTGGATATGAATGCTGTGTAGTGTTTCCATCCAAAGCACACGTAAATGTAATACTCTCATCTGCTAAGACGACAGTATCACCTTCTTGTAAATCGTGGGCGCCAAGAGTAAGCACCATTACACCAGTCGTTGGATCGTATGTCGCGCCGGTTGGTGTGTAAGATTTCTGATTATTATTAAGGATGTCTACAATCTGATCAAATCCTTCGTCTGACCTATCGATTGCACCTTGATCTGAAATCGTACCACTTGAAAGACCCTTGAGATGATTAATAGCACCGACCGTTTCTACAAGCTGGTCCATTACGACTGTTTCTGCGCCTTGTGTTCCAGCGCGATAAGCGATACCAGTTTGCTTTGAATTGAAGTTAGTACCAGTAATAATATCTCTTTGAATTGCTGGCAAAATGTATTGGAGCATGTCACGCTCACACTTTGCCGAATCGTATAAGAAATAGTTATCGTCAATATATCCCATTACGTTATCTTGCAAGAAATTTCTATTCAATTGCAATTGCTTTCTTGCATTACGACGATCGGCTGAGATTCCTGCATCATCGCTAAACGCAATTGGCGAGCCGAGAGTGATAACAGAATCATCTTCTGCTTCTATAAATGTATGTGCAGAAGTATCAAACGACTTACCAACGTTAACCGTAATCTTAGTTTCGTTTGCACCAATTACTTCGATTGGTGAGTTAGCGGCAGGGTCAGTAGCTCTTGGATAACCTGTTCTCGATACGTTATTATCTCTGTCGCAGCTAAATACGAGGCCACCGGTTTTGAGTAATACTTTTTGCCCAATGCCCAGACCGTGACCTGAAGTAATAGCATTCTTTACGGCAGATACAAATGTATGTACCTGTTGGCCGTTTGGTCCACCGCCGCCCACGTTCATTGTAATAGTGTTTGAAGTTACACTAATAATTGGACATGGCTTGTTGTAATATGGATGATGGGCTTCAGGAACTGCGTGGTTCTGAACACCGCTACCAGCATTACAATTAAATGTCATGCCTTCTGGTTTCAACCAAACATGATCATCTGTAGTTAATTGGTGTGGTCCAATCGTTGCTACCAAAATGCCAGTAGCAGGATCGTAAGTTGCAGCAGAAGGTGTAAAGCCTTCACTCTCTGCAATTGTTATAACGCTGTATCCAGTTTCTGGATCATATGTGGCGTTAGTTGGAGTGAACGAAACGCCTCTGTTGTCGAGTGCAGCAATGACTTCGTCAAATGCAGCGTCGACTCTCGATGTACCAATATAAGAGTTGGCATCAATTAATTCGTTTGTTTGCTCTTTGAGTCTACGATAAGCTGCAATTGTTTCGTTGCGTTGTTGACCGACAACCTTTTCGGCCGACTTCATATAATAAGCACCACCAGCTCTCACCGCATTATAATTGGTGTCGAGCAGCATGTCGTACTTAGCGGCCGGAAGAATATAATCAGTTGTATCACGCTTACACTTAACGCTATCGTAAGCAAAGAATTGATCGTTGTTATCAATCCAATCGAGAAGTTCGTCTTGGATAAACGATCTATTATCTTGAATGATTTCGCGAGCCGATGTTCTCTTAGAATTTCTGGTGTCAGCGAATATGATTGGGTTCATATTCTCTTCACCGTATTCTACAACATTATAGAGCTCATTCCAAGAGGTGTTGGCCCGCTCAAAAATTTCTGTATTAGCACCATCGAAAATATCGTTGATTCGATCTTGTAAATATCTGTTGGCACCAAGAGTTGCATCGAGCTGTTCGCCTACAACCTTACTTGAGATTGGTGAACGATAAGTGATACCCGCCAATCGACCCCAGTAGTTGGTGTCAAGTGTCATGTCATAAGCAAGACCGTCGATAATAATCTTAGAATCTCGCTCACACTTCTGAGCATCATATCCTGTATAACCCAACCCGCCCGATGAAGTATTGGCAGTCAGATAATCGACCATATCTTCAATGATAAGATCTTCGTTCTGAGTAATGACGTCTGCGAAATCAGTATTACCAATAATCGTACTACCTGATGGTACATCCTTAGGTGCAAAGATTCTCGTAGAACCCTTTGCTCTCATTGAAATATCACCGAACTGAGTACCCGAGTTGTTCAAGGTCATTTGTCCGCCATTCAATGCATAGAATGCAACACGTACGAAGATGGATAGAGAACCAATACCGTTAACACCAGCACCGTCTCTTGCTACATAGCCCATACCATTTTGAGAACGAGGTGTGAAACCAAAGCAGAGTACGTATGTGTAGAGAGAATCCGGATCAAGGACTCTTCGATCCGCAAGCATACAACCACCGCCACGCCCAACAAGTGGGTTGGGGAAGTCATCAATACCAATAGACTCAACAACACCTTGGCCACCCGACTCAGACTTGACTAAGTCACCAACAGCAAAACCTTTGTTATTTTTAAGGTTACGCACTCGGATCTTGCGATAAGTTGACTGATCTTTAGTGAGGCCGGCCGCATCATCGTCGTCATCATCCCAAGAAATAAATCCTGTTGCACCACTTGAGAAAGTAACCTTATCGTCTTTTCTAAATGTACCTGCCGTAATTGGTGCAGTCAGAATAAATTCTCTACCCAAGTCGAGTACATTACCTTTCGTATTGAAAGGCTGGAGTGGTGGTTCTACATCTTCACGGAGGAAGTTAGAAAGCTGGGAGCTGTCACGAATATATGGTGAACGGAGTAGCTTAGCACCTGGTCTATAAGCACAAGCAAAGCCACCTTCTGGGAAGTCGAAGTTATCGATCTTCCAGTTTTGATATGCAAAACCTTGTACATAACAACCCGAACCGACAAGGACTGCGTTATTATTTTCATAGCCGGGTAGTGCTTCGATCACCGTAGCATACTGACCCGCAGTAGCTGTCATTGCACAATCATCTGGAAGTGCAATATTACCCTTAGTGTAATAAGTGCCCGGGCCTACCGTGATATGAATGGCGTTATTAATTGCGTTACGATCGTAAGAACCGCCGGCTTTTTCTAATGCGAGCTCAGAAGCACGCTCAAGCGTTCTGATTGGCTCAAGCAACGAGCCAGGATTCTCATCATTACCTTTCGCAGCATCAACATAAATCTTAAGGTCAGACTCTGTAGTCTTTGAAATCTCACTAAAGAACTGTGCATATGTAATCTTTTCGACTTCACCTGTCTTCTCGTTCTTAAGGGCAAACCAGCTGTTTTCATCAATGTGAGGCTCGAATTCTCGATCGATTTCCATGTCGAAATCGACGAGTTTAGATTGATCAATAACACCATTTTTAAATGTAGTGTTTTCAATTACACCATTGTCGAATGTAGAATTCTTTTGTGATAAACCATCAGCTGTTGAGCTGGTGATTGACATATTCGTTGCTACGACACCATCCATCGTGCCTGCAAAAGAAGAATCAACAATCGTTGAATTTTGAATAATACTTTGGTCGACAGTAGTGTTGGTAAAGATATTATTATTACCAGTACCATCTGAGAAATCTGAATCAAGAATATCAGATTGAGTAATAGTAACGTTATTTGCTGTTGAGTTTTCAATCGTCCCATCAGCAAACGATGAAGTAGTAATAGTAAGATCGTCACCCGTCGAAGATGTAATAGCTCCGTTAGTGAATTCACTCTGATCGATTGTAGAGTTTGTGATTGCACCGGTGTCGAATGTAGAATTCGTAATGGTGACATTGTCAGCAGTCGAATCTGTAATTTCACCATTGGCAAAAGTAGAATTTGTTAAACGTACGTTTGTACCATCTACATCGGCCATTGTGCCGGAAGCAAAAGATGAATTAGTAATCGTTACGTTATTGGCAGTAGAATCACCAATGGCACTATCGTCGATAGTTGAGTTAATAAGACGTACGTTGTCGCCGTCTACATTTTCCATTGATCCGTCGTTAAACGTAGAATCAACAATGGCCGTATCTCTAATATCGCCATCTCGGAAAAGAGAATTATCAATGTCGAGATTTGTACCGGTTGAATTTCTGAGCGTGCCGTTATTAAAATCAGTTCGGACAATATTAGAATCTTCCATGTCTGAATTATCGATTTTAACATTATCGATATTCAAATCATGGATAAAGGCGCCCGATATATCACCACCAGTGATAGTGATTCTATTGAAAATTTCGTACATGAGAGCTTGAACAAGCTCTTTTCTCGTGATGTTCTTAGTACCGTCATCACCTTGTACTAGGTTTACGATAACGAATAAATCTTCGGTCCTAGTATTAGCGCCGGTTATCGACCCGAGTTCTGAAATCTTAGACATTTAGTCCTTACCCTTTTTCTTTATATTTATTAAGACGGACACATAAGGTATATTTATCTTGTCAAACCCGCATCATCACCGAATTTTGTTTTTCAAATCATCAACATCTTGCTTTAATTCTTTGATGGCTTCAACGAGAAGGCCCATCATATTTTCGTATCGTAGGGCTTTATAATCTTCACCATCATCTTCAATATATTCGTAAACCACCTCTGGTAAAACTTTTTCTACGTCTTGAGCAACAAGGCCAGTTGCTCTCGAACCTGGCTTATTAATATATTCAAATGTGTAACCTGTTAATTCATTGACTTTATCGAGTGCACCTTCAATTTTCTGAAGATCGGTTTTAAGACGAGAGTCAGAGGAACTGTGTTGAGATCTTACGTTACCAGTAGCATGCACATTTCCGTTAACTTGTACTGTACCATTAAATATGTGTGTGCCTGTACCAAGAGCGCTAAGCTCTCCTCTTGTTTCCAAGGATTGTGTAAATTCACCTTCGCCAATAATACTAAGCTTACCGCCGGCGTAAACAGCGCCGTTCTCGCCCTGTATTTGGCCACCGCCGGTTGCAGTTAATAAGTAACCATCAACATCACCGCCTGCAAACGTAGCACCACTTGTAGAACTACCAGCGTTATCAGTACCAGGCGCCCATTCTGTACCGTTCCATTTTAATACCTGACCTGTTGATGGTGATGTCGTCGATACATCGGGAATATCAGATAATTCATCAATGCTCGTACCCGAAGTGAATGGATCACCATTTCCATCAAGGTATGTTGTCGCTTGAATTGTTGGAACGGTAAGAGTTCCTGCTGGCGTTAATACAAATTTAAATGGATTTTCTGTACCGGTATTGATAATAAAATTACCGGACGTAGAATCTTGTAATCCAACGTCCCACGCGAGACTTCCAGTACTTGTACGAATCCTTGCACCTTGAGCGCCATAAGTAAATGTTGCTACAACTTGTTGACCAGTCGTAACATTAATTGGAGAAGTAAAGTCAATGTCAGCGCCCGGTGTTGCAGAAGCAAATGCGTCTCCAGCAATTTGGTTTGTCGCTGTTACGTTAGTAGCCGTAAAGTCACCGACCAGAGTGGCGTCACCGGTTGTAGTATCACCGCCCGGTGAGGCTGTCATAGCATCAGACTGAAAAATGTCTACCATTTCATTGGTTTTATCAAACCAATTCTGGAACGTTACAGTTGTATCGATATTTGCTATACTTTTAGCCATTTCTATCTATCTTCTAATTTGTCCATTCGTTGACAAATAGAAACAAGACACTCTCGTATTTCAACAATGTCTTTTTCCATTTGAGTTACTTTACGGTAGTAAGTTCTTTCTCTTTTGTATTTATTCAAAGCTTGAGCATCCACACTCAAAACTGCCTTAGTCTCAGGATCGCGGTGGTTTTGCATGATGTTATTCCCTTATTAGGTTACAGCAATTGCTCTATAATCTTTTAACGTTGGAGCATTGTGTACCGTGTCTGATTCAAGCACGATTTTAATTGCAAATCTTCTAAATGATTGGAAGGTTGGATCAGTACCGACACCACCCGTATCTACCTGGTATGTATAAACACCTTGAGAATCTTTATTTGCATCTGCAATTCTATATCCAAACTCGCGGTAATCATGAATGTTTGCTTGTGAAGAGAACATATCTACACCTTCAAACAATTCTAATTCAACCCAAGGAAGATCGGCAAATGCAGTAAAGTCAAATCCATTTTGTGCTTTGATAAAGAATCTAATATTAGAATTGGGCGGCCGATAACCCGAAGCTGCTACGTAAATATCTTCAGCATCAAGATCAACGGCTAATTCAATCTTCTTAGAAATATAAGTCGATGTTGGATTATTAAATTGTTGTCCATCATTCAACTTATACTGATAAGCGAGAAGCTTCGATACTTCGAGGTCAACAAACGGCGTTGACGTAACGTTACTTCCATTTTCCATACGAATATTAAGATCAAATGCTTGTGCACCAGCCGGATCATTACTTCGGCTATACAACACTGCACCAGCGAAGTTAAAGTGATTATTATCCTTAAACGATAATGGCATATTATACGTGCTGCTCAAGTTAGCAGGTGGTACAAATGTTCCATCCACATCAAGTGTCGATGTTGAATCTGTCGCCTTCATAATCATTGGCTGGAAGTAACTCAAATTAATATTTTGCAGGGCTGTTACAGTGGCAGATTTTTCACTGTCTAGACCATAAATTGTACCTGCAACAAATACTCTATTCGAGTTTGCAGAGCTATCTTCTAAATACATTTGAGTAGGATCGTTAATGTCATACCAGCAAAGATTACCTTTTACAACCGGCGTACATGAATCACCTGCGCCAGGAAGAGCATTCTCTTTGTTCAGCAACATTTGAGTAGCAGACTGTACAGCCACTACTTCAAAAATATCTTTATTTCCGTTGGAGTCTTCAATCAATACAAAATCTCCGTCGAAGTATTTTGTATCGAGTGCTGTACCAGTTACTGTAGCACTACCGACCGGAATACCAACGGTGTCAGTAGATGCTTTTTCTTGATAAATTTGCTCACCGGGCAGGAATCTTCCATTCCAGCTATCTACAATAAAGAATTCGTGATCATTATTAGTGAGTGTAACTGTTCCGGAAGAAGTAGCAAAGTTGTGTCTACGTAAGACAAACTTCAGATCTTCATCCTGATATGATCGCCATGCACTATTATTTGTTGAGCTAAATAGTACACCATCACCCCAGTCTTGTACAACGGCGGCACCTTGTGTAGGTCCTGGTGTCAAATCTGTTCCACCTATCTGAGAAATATATGCAAGATAGTTGGGATCTTGAGCATCTGGTTTGATTGAAACTGCGTATTCAGCTTCTACATCGAGTCTTACCGGAGCTTCGAAAGTAAACGTCGTCGCTAAACTTGCGTCATCTGATACATTAACATCAGTAGCAAGCTTATGCACTCTACCGAATGGAATAACCTGGCCGGAAGGATAACCGTTAATTACTTCTCTCAATTCAACCGTTACACCATTTGTATCTGACTTTCTCTTGAAGAACAAATCGACTTCTGAAATATAAACGCTGTTGCTGCCTTGGCCCATACCTTTCTTAATGAAGAATGTTTGAGCAAGTGGGTCAGCAGCGGGAATTCTTCTTACGACTGTTCTAAACGAAGAAGAACTATTAATGTCGAAACTTGGTGCTCGAGTTGTTACGCCAAGGGCACTCTTTTCAACTGAGAAGTTGTAAGCCCTATATGTAATATGCCCACGCGAGATTCCAGCAGATTCAATTTGACTATAAGTGTCAATGTCTGAAATTTCTAATACTCTGTCACCTACAAAGAATGTTTCTGATGGAAGTGCAAAGACTGCTCGAAGAACACCATTAGAGTCAGAAGAAACTGCATCACCTTTTTGTCCGGCTCTTTGTACATCATCTGCAGAGTTAACGTTTGTGCCCGGAATAATATGAGCATTGACGTCTTCGCCGTCGAAGAAGAAATAATGTCGTGCATTAGGACGGAGGCCCGTCATATAAATGCCAATATCTCTTCCTGCCATAAATGGCTCGAAGTTAAAGTTACGTACGAACTCACCAACTTGGAAGTTCTGCTGCATGTTTGAAGTATTGAGCTCAAGACTTCTTGTCGTTGTTTCGATTCGAGTTGTAAGTGTATTGCCACCTCTAAATCGATCCATGAATCCATCGCCAAGGAATGGGAACATATTAGGTGGTGCCCATCCATCTGCGTTACCGAACCAATTATTCTCTGCTTCTACAACTCTTTCTGTTGTAACGTCAGTCAATGGAATAAACTCTTGTAGATTTTCTACAAAGTCTTGGAATGCAGACGTCATGTCGATATTAATTTCTGCGGGAGTAACTGTCGTATCATAAGCAGCATCATAGGGTGGAGATAATTCACCAATACCACGATAGCTATAAGCGTTACTTACACAATTACGGAATCCTGTTGCGTAATCTTGAGAAATTACATCAACATTACTATCCCGGCCAAGTGTTGCAACTTTTGCTTTATTGACCGCCGGGAAAATGCTTGCGCCAGATGCTGACTTATATTTCAAATCGAGCGGAATTGTTTTAACAGCAGGAGTCAATATCTTTTGATTAAATGGTACGGCTGCTTTAAACTCCGGATCTCTTACGTCTGCAACAGATAAATCATTAAAAGGATCTACAATAAATCCGTTCTTAAATCTGTCAAGTCCATCCTGATCTGGAATGAACATGTTTTGAGTATCTTGCTCGAGTTGATTCAAAGATATGTAGTACGCCATTCTATCGATTTGCGCACTCATTGCGTGCATATCTTTCATCGTGTAAACTTTTACACCTTTCGATCGAGTGTGTACAGCGTAAGCTTTTCTACCTGTTCTCGAAGCTTGTCTTTGCGAGAGTGCAGGGAAACCTGGGATAAGAACTTCACCAATTTCAAGCTGATCTGGACTCAGCGATGGTGGTGCTGCGTTTTTCTCTTCTTTACCTTTTACAAGGGAAATTACACCATAAGAGTCTACAACGACAGAATCAATACGCTGCAAATAATAAGTCAGCGTAGCTGATGCAGTGGCGTTGTGAGCAGGAATCAATGGTATAGGTTTATTCGTAAACGAAAGAAGCCTAGACTTAAGATTTAAAAGTGGAACGCCAGGATTACCCGAAGTAGTGTTACTATAACTTACACCAATATCGTTATCAATGTGTGGCCTAAAGTCAAAGCAATCTCTCAAATTGTAATTGATTCCAGACGCCGATCTATAAACGGGAATATCGTAAGGATCGAGATCATTAGGATAGCTATTAACCGTAAAGAAGTATTGCCCAGTTTGAGGCAATTCAACTTGGAAACACTTGAACTCAACGAGGAGTGTTGTTCCATTCGATACGATATCACGACCGGGGATATATTCTACATAAGAATGATCGTAGAAAGTATCTTTTTGGTTGTAATTTAATCTAAAGCTCTTAGTGTAATCTTTTGGATTTCCATTTACCAACTCAGCTGGGTTAGTAATTGCAACAAGTTCAAAAGCATCTGGCACGCCAAGAGTATAATCAACCACGTTGTCAGTGTAAGTGATCTGAACAAAAAGAGTTTTGACTGTTTTATCGTAAGCAAGCGCACCATCAGAGGTTGTTCCTACTTCTCTTTTATTATAATATACCGTAGCGTTAGCAGCCGATCCGTCAGCCGGCTCGAGGTTAATTGTTAGTGTGCTTCCATTCGCGCCCGTTGAATAGCTCGCAACACGAATGTGTGTATTAGTTGAGTCGACGACAACAATATCATCGTTTTGAACGTTGTAATCTTCACCAGGATTTGCATTAATCGTAAATGTATTATTAGTAATACCCGTAACATTCTCGCGAACCCTTACTGGGATTGCAAGATTTTCTGCAGAGAATAAGCTTCTTTGACCGGTTGGAAATACAAGTGCACCTTGCGCAGATTTCTGGAAGAACGATCCTTTCTGAGGCGCACCATAACCATTGTGCGACATATCGTGATTTCCTTCAAAGGCGATCGCTTCATTAGCTGTCATGTTTGGAGCGAGCTCGTGAATCTCATTCGAACCCGCACCAGAAAGTACTTCAATGCTTGAGAAGAAAGCTTTTGTTGGTGTAAGGTTAAATAACATACCTGAACCAACTTCAGAACCACCATTACTCGTTGGACCGTCAGCATCTCGTAAAGTTTCTGGTGTATAATTGAGTGTAGGCGCGAAAGCAGTCAACCATTGACCATTAGCGGCTCTTTGAATAGGTAATGAATTACCATAATTAAAAGAAATGTTTTGATTGGTTAATGTTTCTGTTTCTTGAATCTGATCAATGACAAAGGATCTTTCTGCTGAGTTCTCTACTCTAAATCCTTTAACGTAAGCTACACCTTGACCAACCACGGCATGAACCGACGTATTCGAAGAACCTTCTGGAAACGTTTTGTCTGTCGTTGAAATCTTAAAATCGTTGAGAATGTAGTTACCTGACTCTTCGTATGTTCTTCGAGCAAGCTCTTCTCCAAGTACATTGTACTGAGATACGTCTCGAACTGTAACGGCGTTTCCGTTTTGATATTGAACAAGAGTAAAGAAGTCTGCATCTTCTCGTGCAGCACTTGTAGCTTGCACAACAAGCGTTGGTATAAGCTTGAGTCTATCTGCACCGGGGGCGTTTTCGTTATTCGACCCGTTTGCATTATCGTATAGACTATTATCTGATAGCGCATCAACGTATGTTTCTTCTACTCTAAAACCTACGGCTACATTAGTTGGATTATTATCATACTTTGATACAACGAGAACCTGGTCGTCTGCAAAAAGGAAATGACCCTTTTGGAAAATAATACCAGGCGCTGCTTGAATACCAAAAGATTTACCCGAAGTCGTAGTAACGTTTGTTGTTCTTACTGTACCTACTACACTTGGGTTTTGACCAAGAGGCTCTTGAGTACTTACTTTAAAACGATACTCATTAATGGTTAATTCTTCACCTGCCTGGAATACACGATTTGTACCAGACTGATTCAAATAGCTAATATAAAAAGTATTAAGATCAGGTGCACGTACTTCCACACCTCGGTCTGCGGTAATAATGTTTGCAGTGAGACCTGATACAGATCCAGTAATTTGATAAACGTAATCGATTTCTGTTAATACACCTTGTACTACTTCTTCTTGTCTTTTCGGTATATAAGCTGTTGGGTCAAATGCTGTTTCTGCCGTTTCTAGTGCCGGAGTCCAAAGATCTTGAATTCTTACGTATTCTAAGTCGTCAAGCTGAGTAAAGTTACAGCCTTTTACAATCGAACCTTCTTTAAAGATGTTATCACCAAACTGCTCAATCTGACTCTGCAGCATAGTCTGCATTTGAGTCAGCTCTCTTGCTTGAACGGCGTAACCCGGCTTAAACAGCACTCGGTAATATTGATTTTCTAAATCAAAATCATCAAAGTATGGTGCTGTATTGAGATTTGTATTAATTGGCATTTTTAATCCGCTTCCTTAAAATTCGAGAACGATTTTAAACTCTTCTTTTGCTACAGTATTTTCCACTAAACCATTCTCGACATTTTCTGACGTTCTATTCAATGGGAAGAAATTTTCCATAAAATAAACTTTGCCAGATCTTTGAATATATGGCGAGACAACAACATTATCTGCTGCCGGTGTATTTATTTCAATTATCTGGCCCGTCTCGTTTCTCAATGATCGAGTTAAGTCGAGTGAAGTATCACCGTTTCCAGTATTAGCGTTATTTTGATAAGGGCCCATATAATGAGCTAAATAAATTTTATCATTTGTTTCATCAATCTCGTGCACTCGGCCTGAGAAAGTAACGTCTTGTGTTTCTGAACTAATTTGCACGACCGTTGTATTAGCAGTCACACGATCGGCGTTTGCTGTAGTAATTTCTATACGATTATCAAAAACTTCTGGTGGGGTCAGTGTACTAAACTCTGGATTTTTAACAATGCCAACAGAAGCATAAGTGTTTTCATTTGGAATTACATTGTTGTCATCGGTAGTAATATAAGCGTAAAGACTATAATGTCTACATCTAAATTCGTTAATTAAATTATAGCCATGATCACTATCAGGCGTAAGAACTGCTCGTATCGAAGCTCTTACGTCTGTTGTTTCTTGGCTGCTTGGATCAAAATCATAAGCTGGATCGACAACCTGAGCAGTGACATTATTATATCCATCACCGGGATTTAATACAATAATTGTAGAAATTCTTCCATCGACTACAGTAGGAATTGCAACTGCACCAGAGCCATCGCCTTCGATTTTGATTGTAGGGAAAATACTAAACGATGCGTTTTGTTTTACTACTGACGATCCGCCTCCCTGTGTAACAGGATCAATATTCAATCGTATGTCAGCTAGACCCGTTTGATCATCATAATTATATGCTGTAATTTGATAGAGGAACGTTGAGCTATCTGGATTCGTAAAATAAATTGATTGTCCTACGTAATAATCTTCGATAGGATTAAACGTACCATCTGGGAAAACTTCGACGACACTATTAACGATATCTGTATCTGTTACTCGACCAGTTTCTTCTATGTAACCAAAATTATCTTCGTTGTTCTGAACAATAATATCAGATATTCCTCCACCAGTATTGGCAGAAGGATTAGTATCAAAGTCACCTACGATAGGAACAAAACCCTGTGAGTTATATGCATCAAATTCTAATTCACTGATAACATACATGTACTTCCAAATATAGCCATCTGCTGTTCTATAAATTTGATCGACAGATGACTCGTTAAATGCGGGAGGACTTGTTACTCCAGCACCATAGTTATTAAACAGACACTTATAGACTCGGTAATCTCCAGTGTCGTTGTCGTTTGGTCCAACAACGCAATAGAACCTTTGGCCTTCTAATTCTTCTGAGTCGTCATACTGTACAAACACATCATCTCTTTGCCAAGGATAGTACTTGATCATGAAATGTGTGTCTCGTGTTTTAATCTTTTTACCAAAAATTACTTTTTCTAAAAATTCTGTTTTAGAGACCTCAGTGTCGGCAGGTATAATTTCATTAATTGAAGACGCAAAAATGTAATAGTCGTTATTCTCGACGTCGTTTGCAAACCGGCGTGTTGCGTCTGCTTTAAATTCTGTGGTTAAAATTTCTGGCATGTTTATCTCAACCTAAAACGATATTAATTATTTATTAAATTAGCCCGTAAGCTTTTTTCGATATCTTGGATATAGCACTCCGGTGTCTGCTTCTTTGGGCTTTCCAACCGGTCCACGAACAGTCGTAATATATTTACCATTATTACCTCTGTCGATTGCCCAAGGTAATCCTATATGTAAGTTAGTCGATCCTTGTAATTGAAGAGTTACGTAATCATCATTGCCCGTTGTTCCGGCCGGATGACTAAAGATACCGGTTTCATTGGTCGATGTCTTTGCTGAATAAAAACCGTCCGGACTTGTATAGCCACCTTTAATTACGTGGTTTGATACAAAGCCTAAGCTTGCCGTAGGCGCATTACTCCAATCATAGCCGGGATCGTCTTTCATTCTTGGTCGCGCGTAATTTCTCATTCTTGTTTTTAATTGCGCTATCGTTGGATAAGTGCCTGTTCGAATAAAGAAATCTTCGACAAAGCAAGCACCTACACCGCAAGCTACTGGTGCTGCATTACTCGTGCCTGAGAAGTATGAATAGTATTCTCCAGAACCATTGTTCATATAACCACCGCCGAAGTATCCATTAAAATCCGGCGCGCCTGCATAATACATTGCGCCTGGAGCCCATAAATCAATTCCCGGACCTCTACAACTATAAGAATCTGGATATGGATATTTCGTACTAGGTTGTGCAGCTCCAATCGTAATTCCATTTGTTTGACCTTGGTCATAAGTTCGAAGAGGATAATGAGTTAAAGGACTACTTAACGATGGACCACCACCGAGAGATGAACTGCTTCCTGACCAATTAACTTGTGTATAACGACTTCCAGCTTCTTGAACAATATAGTTGTCCCATTCTGGTAAATCTTGGTGACCAAAATTAATCGCTGAATTCCCGGCACTACGGAACCAGTAAAAGCCATCATAATTAGTAAACGTGTTAATTATGTTATCAAGTGCAGTAAAGCGTGAATTTGTATCTCGTGTCATAACAAACCACTTAACCTGATTATCATTCTGATCTTGAGCTGTTCGAAGATTAAAGCCAGCCTCACTGAAAGCAGAAAGGTCATTACCCCATCCACCGCCGGGACGATTAGTAGTGACAAGTGTTCCGTCACTCGTGTAACGACCTATTTGCGTAACATTATCAACTGGAACTAATCTATCAAAGTAATACCATGCGTATCCCCATGCAGCCATTGTCACTGTTGCATTTCTTTTGCCTGTTTCTGGATTGACTGGCTTTGAATTATGCCAGTTCAACACTGCGTTAATCATACCTTCTGGTGTTACGCCACTACCAAAATAAGCTATTCTAACTTCTGATCCTCTAGCGTATCCAGTAAATAAACCTGCAGAACTTGACGCAACGCCAGCTGAATGATATCCAAATAATTCACTGTTGCTCAGCTGATTATTTTCTGGCGTATTCATACTACTGTCGTAATTTGACCAATTCATTTTTACTAGGCGACTACCACTCGGCTTGACAAATTGTATAGTACCAGTCATTGCTGGATGATTGACACAAGTGTATGTAGCGCTATTCAAACCTCCCTCTTCAAACCAATCTGCATAGAGAGTGATTGTACTCGCTGTTCCGTTACCAGCCACACCTTCTCGGTAAGGAGGATTGCCGCTACCAGGAATACCGTATGGAGCTTGTGTTGTAACCTTTATTGGGTGAAAAGAACCGGCGTTATTTGTTATAATAAGCTTATCACCGTAATTCAGCTGTATAGTCGGATTAGATGCATTAGTAAGAGTACCACCTCTATGCGTACCATTCACAATATACGCAGACGTTCCATTCGCAGTAAAAGTCAAATTATACGTCTGAGGATCAAACACCGTCCAATTTTCGTGATTTTCAAAATCAGTATTATAACTTGTTTGAACATCGCTATTAGATTCGAGACACACAACATCAACGTATCGACCAATTAATTTGTGCCTATGTGTTGTGTTAAAATCTACGGCTTCTCCATCCCAATTAAAGTGGCCGATAGGATAACTAGGGTCTGCACCTCCCGAGGCTTGCAGTCGTTGATCTGGCTGTGCGCCTGTAATATACACATGACTTAATGGACTATGAGTGGAGCCATGCGAGGCATTATCAGTTATAGCCGAGGAAGAATTAACGTATGCACCACCGTCGAGGTTAATACTTGCTCTAAAACTGGCGTATTTTTGAAATTCAGTAACATTGTACGAAAAGGGTATTGGATCCTCTGATTTTTCTACAGAAACAACGTTAGTGCTTTCTTGTAACGTCGTTGCCTCTTCTTCTGTAAGGTTGAGTATAACCCAATTGTCGAAGTTATTGAGGTTAGTATTAAGATCCAGATTAGCCGCGTCGCCCGTTTCGAGGAACGCCGCTTCGTCTGTGCCTGGTACAAGTTCAACTCTGTAGGGTGATTTATCCATTTTACGACTCTAATACTAATGCGGTAATAGTAACATCGATACTAGTAGTTCCGCCGCTGAGATTTTTTACTCTTACTGGAACAGTTGTCTGGCCATCTGTCCAACCAATTACGCCAGGGGCAATTTTAAATACTGTTGATCCAGAAGAAATCATTTCAGCAACTACACCATCACCATCAGAGGGGTCATCACCTTGTGCTCTATTCTGGTCTGCAGTTCTTGCTGCGTCATCGGTATAAATTCTTATCCAGGCCGCGTTGTTTGTTTGAACTTTAAGCAAAGCATAAGATTCTCCCAAAGCATTAAAGTCGATATTAGCCTGAGCGTTATCTGCAAGTGAAGAAGCTGTTCTAACTTGTGTAGCTCTCGTTGCAGCACCGCCACCACCACCGCTATTATTAACCCAGGCATAATCTGTACCGGTCCACGATAGAACCTGATCATTCGATGCGCTTGATGTATTAAGATGAGTATCTACATCCCCGTCTCCGTAATTACCACCACTCGATAATGCTGTCCATTGATAATCTGAGCCACTCCATTGCAATACTTGATTTGTTTGCGCTGAGCTCGTATTAAGGTGTGTATCAACATCGGCCGTAGTAAACGAAACAGTATTACCGCTACCGCCACCACTTGGCGTAGGAACGTTAATCCAGTTAGTGCCATTATATTGAATAATTTGATTAGCTTGAAGATTTGTAAAACTTACGTCTTCAAGTTCTGAGAGATTATCGACCTCACCGGTTGCATCCGCTGGATCAACCCATCGATAAGTACCATCTCCATTCGTCTGAAGCAAATAGTTAGGAGATTCTGATTGTGTATAGTTGGTGGCATAAACGAAACCACCAAGTGCGTCAGTATAGTTTTGGACGTCGTTGTTAGCATTATCGACAAGTAAAGCATTCCATCGACCGCCGTGGGCATAGTAAAGCTTTCCAGTATCGTGGGCGTGTCCAATACAACCATGATATGTAGCAGGATCTACGTTAAATAGATTTTCTTCTGTGTTATAATAGAAAGAAATCTTATTTCCTACGCTTGTTAATTCAAGCTCGCCATCACTATTGACGATGTCGGGTGGACTATTTCCACCTAAGGCACCATAGATTTCGTTGAAGTTATCATTGACCTTATCAAACGAGGAACGTAAAGGATCGCCTGTCCCGTCATTTGGTACTGTTCCAATGTTGATAATTTGCTTTGCCATAGCGTTCGTTTCCTAAAAATTTAATTTAGATATTTATATTGCATTAGTAATTTGTGTTATAGTTGTCTTCCAAGAACTTGTTCAAGAGATTTTCCATATCAGCCGAAACTGTATGTCCAACCGTGTCTGTTAAGAAAACAACGTCATCGTATTCTATGATAACACTTTCTGTACCGTATGTTGTTCCATTTGCTAGTTGTGCCTGAGCCCATCCTTGCTTCTGACCCAATGCATAAGCTGAGTCTGCAGCACTGAGGAATGTTGTACTAGCTACACCCGCTCCACCTGCATAAGGAACAGTTACATCAAGTGAACCATTCATCTGCAAGATCTTTCTTTGTGGTATGACACCTTGTAGTGTATCGTATCCTGCATTTGCATAAGCGCTGCCAGTTAAATTATGATTCGATGGATAATAGAAATTACCGCCTCTATATTGATCAACATGAGCTTGTGAAATCAGACAAGCGATTGTATCGACAGCGAGGTCAGATATTTCGACAGAAGCTCTGAGTGCTAATGCACCACCGTTTGACACACCGACAATTCGAATCTTAGTAGCATCGACATTTCGATAGACTTTCAGTTGATCGACCATATCTCTCAACATCTGAATGTCTGGTCCTTTCGATACTTCATTAGTAACATTCCATGATTGCTCGTAACCATCGATTCCAATGAGTATGTGGCCCGGCAGAGTCGAAGCAAACGATTGTACCATACTATTTGCGCTGCCGCCATTACCATGTAATAGGATAGCAACAGGATATGGCTCAACACCAACCGACGGCATTCCTACTTCTACTGTATAATCGTGGAATCCTTGACTCCAGTTTCTTCTCAGCGTTAATTGTGGACCAGACGTCGTTCCAATTGCCGGCAAGCCGGTGCCAGGTGGCTCGTGGTCTGCCGTAGGAATTGTAGCATCTACATAATAGTTAACAATATCCGCAGTCAAGCCTGTTACTGGTGCTTCATCAAGAGGACTACCAGCTGTAATACTATTCATAAGTCTGAGGAACTTGACTTTAGGTGGTGATCCTGTCAATGCGGTGTATTGGAAATCACCAAACATTTTTGTACCGGCTAAGTGTACATTTTCTTTTAATAGCCGCTCATATTCTCGTCTGCCCAAAGTCGATTTGATTTGATAAGAATATTCTTGATAGAAATCACTATCCTGAATCTTCATACCAGAGTCATAGTACTCGTAGCTATTTTGATATTCGTACAAGTTAGGATAGTTTCTAAACCATACCTGCTGCTTAATGCTTGGAGAAATAACATCATTCCAACGATCGATTGCGTATTGAGGTGTATCACTATTACCTTCGGCAATATCACGAATTGTTTGAATGTCGGTATTTGAAATCGATGTAAATGTGCTATTAGCAGATTCGTTGAAATCAAAGAGTAGAACACTATCTGCTGCAGCACTTCCAGCCCATAGCCCTATTTCGGGTGGTGCAGTAATAAGTCCATCGTAAACTTCTTGAACATAATCTGCGAGGTCGTCTGTCGGTAAAATAGGTGTTGATAAAGTTTGCGGAAGCTCTTCGAATCCGTTGAGGTGTGAAGAGAAGTCAGACCAGAATCCACCGGTCTTTCCTTGAGTTTCTGCACTTACTATACCGACCGCGTGAATTTGTTCGTCGACATCTTCAATCGTACATGATTGGCCTGTTACATATCCAAAGCCAGAGTCGACAACATTGACTTCAGAAATCTTTCCGATAGCAAATTCTGTTTCTGCGTCAATCACCGCGTTTTCGCCAAGGATCGGCGAATCATAATCTATCGACACGCCGCTCACTGTAACATTACCATTCGCTCGAATAATAGGGCTTCCAGTAAATCCATAGTAATCAAACGCGACGACTGAAATAAATCCTTTCTGCACGTTGATTGCTTTGACTTCACCTCTGATGCCCGTACCAGCTTCTTCGATAATTGATCCGACATCAAAAAGTCCGGCTGAGGAAGGCTCAAGAAAACTAATTAATTGACTCTTTCGCTTAAACGTAGAAAAGATATCATCCTTCGCTAACGCAAATACATCAAAGGTGTATTCACTACCTGGATTAATATTTTCGAACTCTTCAATTGAACCGATAGTAAGTGTCTGAATATCAAACGCTTGATTCAATGGTGTACTTAAATTAACTGGTGAAGCAGTACCAGAGAATGGTGCATTCACTTCGTAGTCTGGAATATTAAGTACTGTTGCTAAGTGAGGAGCAATTAAGTCTGTAATAACGTCTACGTTAGTTGGATTACCCAGCGCAAGAATTTTGACGTCGTCTGTCGATCCTGTATCAACATACATATCACCGGGCGAAGTATCATTCTTTGGAGAAACAAGTCCAACCCACGACGGGTCAATTATCACATTAGGACTACGATCCACTGTAATAAGTGGAAGTCTATTAATACTAAATTCACCATGAATTCCTGAATAAACTTGTACACCTAAAACGTTATCGGATTGTCCTACTACTCGTGCTTCGTTTCCAGCAAAATCCCTTATTCTTTCATAAGGCTCAAATGTAAGATCTTCTCTATTTTCTTCAAATTCTACTTGTTTAAAAAGAACTGATTGGTTAGATACGACGAGACGAGTATTATCGATAGTGTATCCATAGCCACCATCTTCGATTGTGTAATTAATTTCTCCGGAAATATCGTCAGACACCTTTGTGACTACGACTTCACCACCTCGACCGGTCGATGTTTTAACTTTATAAATGTCACCTACTTTATGTCCGGTTGTTGCAGCCTGATCTCCGTCGTCGATAGCAACAGAATCAAGTGAACCTGCAATCCGACCAAAAGAAACAACTTCACCATCAATATTCGTAATGATATCGTCAAACTTTTGGAACGTGCCTAAGACTTCATCGAGATAAATGATTGGCGTAAGGATATTATTAAGAATGACAAAGTTAATTTTGTCAACAGCAGCCTGGGCACCCGAAGATGAACCAGTAATTGTTCTTCCTAAGAGATCTTGGTAGCTATATTCGCTACCCGTGGTGCTAAAGAACTTATTCTTATTTGGCACCATTTGTAAATAAACGCCGTTTTTCCACTTAGAGTTCGACACCTTAAACATGTATCGAGCTGGATAAGTAATCTCAGCTTCATATTCGTCAAAGAAGAGAGCAAAGAATAATTGTATACCCGCGGGTGTGCCTTTTCTTCGATAGAGATCGAGAATATTTTTAACAATGAATCTAACGCTGTCTGAATCATTAAGTGGAAGATCTGCAAGAAACTTTTTCTGAAAGAAAATAATCATGCTCTCAAGAGTCGTATCGATATCACGATAATCGAATATTCTTCTTGAGTTATAGTGTGTTTGCTTTGTATCTGTTTCTAGAAAATTGTAGTATTCTTCAATAAGCGAAACGAGCTCTTCGCCATTTTCCCTGTATATCGCAGGGAATTGCGACTGAATAAAAAAAGCAATATTCTTTTCGATTTCCGCCATTGGAAATAATCCTGTTAGTACGCTGTTCTGCTATTTGTATTTCCGTCTATGCTTCCATAGGCGTTTGAATCTTCTCTTGAAGCGCTAAATCTTACATCACTGTCTCGAATAATAAACACCCTTCCTTTCGGTGCCTTTATGTCGTCAAGCTTAGTTCTTGCCATAATCTTAATTGCTGCACCGGGATAACCTTCGACAAATAAATTTGACAAGCGTACATCACCTGTTTTATAATCAACTGTACCAGCTCTTGGCTCAACAATTTCAGGATTTGTAATGTTATCTGTAATGAGCTGAAGATTTCCTTTACCATCGTCTTGAATATAAACACAGACACCACCTCTCGTATCAAATACACTACTTACGACGGCGGGTTTATAATCACTAAATCCTGTTGTTAAATTAAATGGATACGGTTTTGTGAGTGCTGCTTCGAATTGGAATCTTGGATTAGCTGCTATTCCAGTGATAGGCGAGTACTCAATAATCGGCATAATATCAATTTGAGTACTTTCGATTGCGGTATCAAGTCCGTCAATCTCAGAAGCAAGCTTAGACGATCGTAAGACTGCATCAAACTTTTCAAGATTTGTATCCGAATGTGTTTGAATTGCTTGCCTGACTTTTGACTCAAACTCTGATGCAGATGCTGTTGTCATCTTACCCGTATAACTAATCTGAGCATGAACATCAGCATACAAGAATTGTGTCTGCACAAAAATTGGTTCAATACTCAAAGGACTTCTTTCGTTAAGATATTCAATAAATGTATTTGCTAATGTCGTTGAAATAAGCTGTGCATCGTCTCTGAGATAAACACTAATTGCTACCTTACCAAATTGTGGTGGATCGAGCTCTTCACCACCATAAGCAGATACCGCAGTAATTTCTGGGAATCTCTGCTTAAGCAAAATTTCATAATCCTTTGTAGTAACGGCTCGATCTTGAATTTGAATTGACTTTGGTGCAAAGAATCGTATACTATCGAGTGATTCTCTTTCTAATCCACCGACAGCGGCCGAGACTGTTTCGACTCGAATATCACCTTCGGTAAATCCTGTAGTAAATACGTTAGCACCGTTTCCGTCTGCACCTGATGTAATACGATATTGAACTCTTACGTCTTCGAAAGGCTCGGGCTGAAGTCCAAACTCGTTGTTACCAAAATAGATTGCGTATGAGTTATCAAAATATGCTTCTACATAAAACACTTTATCTAAAGGCTGTACACCAAAAATCGAGTTTGCTCTCGTGAAAATATTCTTATCTTCTGTTTCTTCTGCGTCAACAAATACGACGAGAGATTCAATATCTGTATTGTCGTTAGTTAGCTGAACTCGAAGCTTTCCATCTGCGTCAATAATAAAGCCTTCCCTTTGGAAGCTCGTAAGTGTTTGGCCTTCGTATAACTCTACACCTTCTGCAACATAAAATGTATCTCCAGTTGCAGCGTCAATTGATTTTCTTGCTACATACGTTTCGTCTGTAACAAAGTTAAAATTTTCACCAAGGTAGTTAGAAGAAAAGTCAGTAAACCTTGGAATAGTAATTGTTTGGTCGTCTCGTGTTTCGTCATAGATTCTTACATTGACGACTGCCTTTGCAGATTTACGAGATCTTGGAACGTAGTTAAGTTCCTTTGCATGAGATACAACAGAGTTTTTCAATACAGCCGAATCGAGAAACATCTCGTTAAGTGCCATGTTAGTATAAAAGTTATTTTGAAACGTATTATATGCCAAAACATCGAGCAACACACTCATGTTCGAACCTTCAAAGTCGTAATCTTTGAATTGTGTTTGAGTTTGCAGATATGATTTAAGCTGTCGTTTTACAGCGTCAAAATCAAGCTCTGTGATTGGCGTCGATGGAGTGGCCATTTTATCTTATCCTTTCTAAAATAACGTTAAGTATGATTGGCTGTTGTTGACTTTGTACATAGAATCTTACAGTTACACCGACTTGATTGTCATCAATATTCGATGAAACAGTTACATCAATAAGCTCAGCTCGTGGCTCATAAATTTCAACTGTCGTTCTAACTCTGTCTTCGATAATCTTAATAACGGCGGGCGTAATATTTTCAAACAAGAGTGCACGAATACCACCACCAATAAATGGCTGCATTAAACGCTCGCCTGGATCTGTAAGGATCAGGTTTTTAATTGATTCTTTTACTGAATCTTCGTCTTTCAAAACGGCAATGTCGTTTGAGACAGGACTTTTAGCGAGATCTTTTCTGAAGTCAGAATATAGGACTGGCTTCTTCGTTCTCGGTGTATATACTTGAACTGTCATCCTTGCGGCCTCGGCTTAAGATCTAAATGTACAAAACTACTATTTACCTTACAGTAACGGAATCCTTTTTCGAGAGCAATCCTACACATTTCGTCTGCGTCTCCAATGATTTCTACATCGACTGCTAAACCAGTCAAATGCGGAGACTCAGGTGATGCTCCAATTTCTTCGTTATATGCTTCGTCTCTCCAGCCGGCAATCACGTTGAGCTTGCCTTGCCCTAGAGCTTCTTGAAGCCTCACTAAGTAGACCTTTACATCGAGATCTATATTAACCCAACCTTCAAGCCCTAATACTTCTGGATCTGTCCAGTCGCCTGAGATCTGTATTTTTGGATCCGTTCCTTCCTTTACTGCTTTACAGCTAGGAAGACCAAAATATTCTTTTACAGTCGGTGGAGGCGGGTTAACTGTTTCTTCATTCTCATCCCACTGCTGTTCCATACTATTTATTACTTCTTTCTTACGTTCGTCTGATAAACGAATACCACCATTTCTGACGGCCGTAGAAGTGTTAAGATTGGAAATAGTCTTTAATCTATCAGTAATCCTTCGATACCGATTTGTATAATCCGCAAGTGGTTGATTTACATCTCGAATCAGAGCTTCGATTTGTGTAGCATAAGCACAAAATCTCATAATCATGAACTCAATTTCTTCAAGCTGTGGATTCTGAAAAAGTCCTGCAACATAATCAATTAAGCTTTCTGTTTGCTCCTGAACGCTTTTCTTTTTGTCATCGTTAAGAAGCAAGCAGGCTCGCTCTTTTTGTGCTACGATTTGCTTGACGATATCTTCTCGAATAAAGGTACTAATATTTCCAATGATTTCTTCAATATTAAAGTTCTCAACAATAGAAGCAACCTCTGCAAAGACCTGATTAATTAACTCTGTAATTAACTTTTTGATTTCGTTAATTAAAAATTGGATTGTCAGTTTTTGTGCTAAAGCATCGAGAGCTTCATCAAGATTTCTAATAGTAGCTAATATTTTTGTGATAGCATCTTCTATTGCAACAAGCGTATCAAAGAAAGCGTCAATCGCGCCAAAAACTTGAGGAACAAGCTTACAAAAACCACCTAATATACTATCAGAAAACGATGCTTTATAATATCCATCGAGGTCTCCAAGCAAACCAGTATAGTTATTATTACCTTTGTTAATTAAGCTTTGAGGCGTAAGGTTGTAATCATTGAGGAAATCAGAAAATTCAATATTAGTAATGTTACCCTTGTTCCATCTTTTTTCGAGATCTGGATAATTGGCTAACTCTTCTTGAACATAAGGAGCCCTAAAGAAATCACCATTAAGGAAATCGCGTGCGTCGTAAATCGAATCACCATAAAGATTAATTGCTTTCTTAAGTGGATTCGTTTCAGCATCTCGTAAGATACTTGCAGCGTATTCCTCAGCAAACTTATTTACTTGACTAATCGTAAATTCACCTTGCGCATCGACGAAAGGCCCGTTTGCCGAGTATTTTATTGTCTGATCAGTAACGTCTACGCAATTAGAAGCCATGTTATTCCTCTGCTGAAATATATCCGCCAGTCGACTGAGTATTCTCAAACTTAATATAAGAGAGAGAAGTAGACTTTGCGGGTGGTTCGGGCATCTTACATTCACCTGCATCAATTGTAGGTAATGCAAATTTTGCGGTCGTTGAATTCAGTCCAAAGAGCCGATCGGTCGCAAATCCAGAAGCCAAAAGTACAACGTCGTCAATAGCAACAGTAGGTGCTTTTATTGAAACATTAGCCCCCGATTGCATTACTGCTCTCGTGATCCCAGATAAAGAAAGATCTCCAATCGCTTCGATAATTGCGTTTGTTGAAGCCCATAAGCTCATCGGCCCAAACGAATCCATTGTTATGCCGCCCGGTCCAGAAGTTACATGCAAACCGGTACCAACCGAAGGAACAAGTGCAACGTCTGGAACAAGCGCATTACAAGTAATATACATGTTACTCTGCTGCATGTGCACGCTCGAAGTAGATGTAAAGAACATACTACGTTCTGCAAAGAATTCAAACTTACCGGTCGTGAGAGGTGCTAATGGATTCAGCGTAGCATGCTGATATATTGTGTTGCCTTTAATATTGACTCGTGTCTTGCCTTGCATTTGAATTTCTTTTTCTGCAAGGACTGTCATTGTACCCACGTTAGCTTGAATGTTAACGTCTGCAGCTCTCATTTGAACCTGTTCAGATCCATTTAAATTGAGTTGAGTACCTGCAGTAATGTTTGTCGTGCCATGAACGAGTAAGTTATAATTGCCTTCGATCTCTTCGGTCTTATTGCCCTTTACGTAAACATGAGCATCACCACCAATTGTAACTACGTGATGGTGGCCAACACCTTCATACTTATTAAGCTTCGTTATGTCGTGCTTAGCGCCTACAGATTTTTCTGCGACATTACCTTTTGAATCGATTTGAACATACGACCCTTCTTTATGTCGAATCGTAATTCGCTCACCACCCGGCGTGTCATCGAGCTCAATAGAATGGTGAGCAGTTTCAATCACTCGATTGTGTGGATACTTAGTAGCATAAGCCGATTGTGGTTCAGACCACACTTTATCCGTGCCACCAATTTTAAACTTTTCCATCCTATTTAATTCATGACCGGCGACACCAGTTTCTTCAATGCTTTCGCCTCGTGCCAATCGTGACATTTGAGGATGGCCAATATCTCTCGGCGTAAGTCCTTTACCTAATAATTTTCCATCTCGCTTTGGAATAACACCATATTTGTTTACATCTGGATTTGGTGGCTCTACAAACTGAGTCGGTAATAGACCGAGTACGACAGGATGCTGTGCATCTCTTCCGTCGAGGAACATACCCCAAACAAACGAGTTCAAAGACGGGAGAGGATTATTTGGGTCGTAGTTTCCGTGAGATACCATTGCCCACGGTAAATCTTCTGTAGAAATCTCTTCGTTAGTGCCATGAATACTAAACGCACGCACTTTGACTCGTCCAAGTAATGTTGGATCGTCGTTATCTTCAATAACTCCTACGAAGAAAAGCGGATTTCGTATTCCTACGCCTTGCTCAAACATAATTAAACCTTCGCACTTGCATACTTTACTATATGCAATGTAGTTGTTAAAACATCATCTTCCATTGAGTGCTTTGTACTCTTTACTAAATAATTACCCGAATATCTCTTATTATCTTTAGCTTCTTTTTTTGTCGAATTAAACTTCTTTGCCTTTACATCAATAATCATACCCGGCTCAATATCAAGTCTTCCCTTAATCTGAAGCATGGCAGAAGTATATTGAATATGATGCTCGTGCTTTAA